TGCAGACTGGGGCAAGGCAAACTCAGTTTGCGAAGCTCTATGGACAGCAGCAGAAACAGCGCCAGATACAGACATTAACATCACACTTACAGCGGCTACAGGCGCACAGTTCGTGTTCCCAATTAAGCCAGAGTTTCCTACAGCAGGAGGCGCTGGAACAGATGCTCAGACTGTAGACTTTACATTCAAGGTATCGCAGGGATCAGTTACAGAAACATTTAGCTAAAAACTAGAAACGGGAGCAAACAATGCAGCAGCAAATAACAATTAAATACAATGATGGATCTGAAGATACTTACCAAGTCAGACCACCAGATTATGCCAAGTGGGAGATGGCCACTAAAAAGGTCATCTCTAACTTTGGTGGTATGTGGGATATTTTGTATGTAGCTCATTCAGCAATGAAGCGAGAGGCAGGCGGAAAACCCGTTAAATCACTAGAGGTTTGGATGGAGACGGTGGCAGATGTCGAGGTGGGAAGCGATGACCCAAAAGCCATCCAAGAGGAAGCGTAAGCCGACTCTTAGTTGATCTGGCAATAGCGACTCAAATCCCTATGTCAGAATGGCAAACAGCAGAAGATATTTTAACCGCAATAGAGATACTAGAGGAAAGGAATAATCGTGGCTGAACAAACGGCTCTCGATAAAACCCAACTTCGTGCAGTCTTTAAGGCGCTAAAGAATATGGACGAGCAGGCAGTAGACGAAGCCAAGCGCCAGTCTGGTGCTCTAGCAGAATATGCTCGCAAAGAAGTGATTGGCGCTGCATCGGGATTACAATCCCGAGCAGTTGCTACTCGCATTGCTGAAGGTTCCAAAATAAAAAAGTCAAGCCGTATTGGTGAGATCACTTATGGCTTTGCAGCTCAAAAGTTTTCAGGTGGTGCAACGACTAAAGTACTTTGGGGGCCTTCCGAGTTTGGTACTAATAAGTTAAAGCAATTCCCTGTTTGGTCAGGGCCTAACCCTGCGGGTGGGCGAGGATCTAAGGGTTATTTTATTTATCCAACATTACGCAGAATTCAGCCTTACATTGTAGCTGAGTGGACTAAATCGTTTGATAAGATTTTGAAGGAGTGGACATAATGGCTAAAGATAGTAGAGCCTTAACGCTCAAACTCCTTGCAGATATCAATGACTTTACCAAGAATATTAACAAGGCCGATAATGAAGTAGTTGGCTTTGGTGACAAGGTTACTAAGTTTGGCAAAGTCGCAGGCGCAGCCTTTTTAGCAGCAGGCGCAGCAGCAGCAGCTTATGCTGGTAAGTTAGCCATTGATGGTGTTAAAGCTGCTATTGAAGATGAAGCAGCCCAGGCTAAACTAGCAACCACATTAAGAAATGTGACTGGCGCTACAGATGAGCAGATCAAGGCCACAGAAGATTATATTCTTAAGCAATCTTTGTTATTCGGTGTTACAGATGATGAACTTCGTCCGTCTCTAGATCGATTAACTCGTGCTACTGGCGATGTTACAAAGGCTCAGCAATTACAGTCAATCGCAATCAATATTGCAGCAGGTACAGGTAAAAGCCTCCAAGCAGTTACAGAAGCCCTTTCAAAGGCTCAGGAAGGCAACCTAGCGGGTCTTTCAAGGCTTGGTGTAGGTATTACTAGGGCTGAACTTGCCACACTTTCATTTGATGAAGTAACAGCCAAACTAGCTTCAACCTTCGAAGGCCAGGCAACAATTCAGGCAGATACCTTTCAAGGAAAGATGGCTCGTTTAACTATTGCTTTTGATGAAGCTAAAGAGACAGTTGGATCATTTATTCTTGATGCAATTACGCCTTTAGTTGAGAATATCGTTACTTATATTGTGCCAGCCGTTCAAGCCTTTGCTAGTGGCATAGGTGGAGAAGGTGGCCTCAAGGCTGTATTCATGGACATTATTAGTGTTGCTAAAACTATTCTCATTCCAATCTTTCAAGGCGTTCAATCTGTGTTCAATAAGGTTAAAGATGCTGTTATGGAAAACAGATCAGCGTTTTCAGCGTTATGGTCATTTAGTAAGAATGTCCTAGCACCATTTATGGGCGGGGCTTTCAAGGTTGCTTTTGAGGTAATCGGAACAGTAATCGGTACTACAGTTTCAGCCGTGGGTAAACTTATCAGCGCGTTCCAAACCCTTTTTGACTGGGGTAGCAAAGTAGCGGGATTCTTAGGCTTTGGCGGAGGAACTACTAGATCTTCAATTACGACTCCTACTGCACCATCGCCTTCTACTGGATTAGCATTACCTCCAATTATGCCAACCACTAAAGGCTTTGTTGCTAGCGGTGCAAGCGTTACTAATAACATCACAGTCAATGGGGCTATCGATTCAGAATCAGCAGCTCGTCAAATTGTCCAGGTACTTAATCAATCCTCATATCGTGGAACTCTTGGAGCAGGAGCGTTAGTCGCAGTATGACACTCTGGAATCCCGATTGGGCGGTGGAGGTAAATGGGTTAGGTGATGTTACAAACCTAGTCCTGTCAGATCTAACTATTACCTCTGGTCGTTCAGATATTTATAGCCAACCTGTTGCAGGTTATTGCCGTTTTACTTTAAAAAACCTAACCCAGTCAGCTATTGCCTTTGATGTTAATGATTCTATTGTGGTTAAGATTAAAGATTCCACAGGTACTTATATCCCTTTGTTTGGCGGAGATATATCAGACATAGATATAGTCGTGGCAACAGGCGAGCCAGCCATTACTCAAAATGTCACAATTACAGCTTTAGGAGCATTATCTAAACTACCCAAGGCATTAACTGAAGGCGTATTGTCTAAGGATTTTGACGGAGACCAAATCTATGAGATTTTATCTTCTGTCCTATTTAGCCAATGGAACGAAGTGCCAGCCGCTGAAACCTGGAACGCTTACGACCCTACGGCAACCTGGGCTACGGCAGGAAACGCAGGCCTTGGTGAGATAGATCGCCCAGGAGACTACGAACTAACTGCTAGGTCAGCCTCCACTACAGATATTTATTCTCTAGTGGCTAGTCTTGCAACTTCTGGACTTGGCTACATTTACGAGGATGCCTCAGGCCGTATCGGTTATGCAGACTCTACACACAGATCTGAATATTTAGCAGCTAATGGATATGCATATGTAGATGGCGGCTGGGCTTATGCTAGTGGCATAGCAAGCTCTAAGCGACTTGGGGATGTGCGTAACAAGGTGACTATTACCTATAAAAATAGCCAACAAGAAACAGCCGAAGATGCTGCATCGATTGCAGTTTATGGCACTCAAGCCCAGAACATACAAACCACCATTGAAAACGGAGCAGATGCTTTAAGTCAGGCAGAGTTTTATCTAGACATTCGCGCCTTCCCGCAATATCAATTTAAGAGCATTACTTTCCCAATGACTAACCCTAATATTCCAGATGCTTCCAGAGATCAAGCTTTTAATATTTTTATGGGCTTACCACTAGACATCGAGGATCTACCTCTCAATATCTCTAATGGGCGTTATCAAGGCTTTGTAGAAGGTTGGACTTGGACTACCCGATTTAATGCTTTGGATTTGACAATAATCGTCTCGCCTGTGGCTTTTAGCCTTCAGGCGTTTAGATGGAATTCTGTACCAATTACCGAATCATGGAACACGATAAGTCCTACTTTGGACTGGAATAACGCTACAATAGTAGCCTAATCAAGGAGACAAATGGCAACGACTACAAACTATGGGTGGACTACCCCAGATGACACTAGCCTTGTTAAGGATGGCGCAGCAGCTATCCGTACTCTTGGTTCATCCGTAGACACTACGACTAAGGCACTAAATCCGTCTACCACTCTTGGCGATATTGAATACCGCTCAGCAACAGCAAACACAAACACCCGTTTGCCTATTGGTACAACAGGCCAAGTCCTTACCGTTGCAGCTGGTGTTCCATCTTGGGGCACTATTGCAGCTGGTGGCATGACTGAACTAGCAACTGGCAACCTTTCAGGTTCAGCTCAGGTCAGACTTCAAAGCATTCCAGGAACTTACAAAGCGCTCGTTCTTTATGTAAGAAATCAACGCTATACGAACACAAATGCAACATGGGGCATGCGTTTGATGAATGATTCAACTGCTAACCGTTATGCGTCCCAATCAAGCGGTCAAAGCACTTCAGAAACATTTCGTTATGATCAGGTTTATGCAACCAGCGATCTAAGTAACACCGCTGGCGACGGTATGTCACTTTTCACGATAACCGATTATACAAACACGACAACATGGAAAATGTTCAAAATGATGTCAATTGGTAACAACAAAACCACATCAACTGCAATTCAACTTGGTGAAGTTTTGGGTGCATACAATCAGACTGGTGCTGTCACAGAAGTTGATATTTGCAGCGTTTTATCAGGTGGTAACTTTACCGCAGGCACTTACACACTTTACGGGGTGAACTAATGGAAAACGAAACAACTAACATTACTATCCATAATGTTGAAACTGGTGAGATTACCACTCGGCCAATGACTGAGGATGAATTAGCTCGCGAAGAAATTGCCGCTAAAAACTATCAAGTTTACTTAAATGAACAGAAGGCAAAGGCAACGGCTAAAGCTGCTTTGCTAGAGCGTTTAGGCATCACCGAGGACGAGGCTCGCCTCCTACTTGGATGAAAGCTAGATTATCTAAATCGGTTATCCAGTTAAGAGAGCAGGCAGACGATGCTTATCCTGACCGAGACCGTAAAAGTGACGGCACGATCGGAGATGCAAAGCACTCAACCCGAAAGAGCGATCATAACCCTGACCCTGATACAGGGATTGTCCGCGCTATCGATCTCGATGCTGATTTCAATGGACAAGCCTCTACGGCTGCTTACATTGCCGATCAGATACGAATTGCAGCCAAGTCAGATAAACGCATTAGTTATGTCATCTTTAATCACAAGATTGCAAGCGCTAGAAGCTTCTGGAAATGGCGCAAGTACACGGGAGTCAATCCACACACAAAGCACATCCACATCAGTTTTACAAAGGCTGGCGATACGGATTCGAAGTTTTTTAACATCCCGTTACTAGGAGGAACAAATGACACAAGACCTGAAGAAGATGCTAGCAAGCTGGGGCAGAGCGTTTCTAACAGCTGCACTTGCACTTGTCGCTGCGGGCGAAACAAACCCTAAGCACATCGCTTACGCTGGAGCATTGGCAACAATTCCTCCAATCATGCGCTGGCTTAATCCTAAAGATGAAGGCTATGGTTTGCGGTGACTCCAAGTGACTGGGCGGGATTTGCTCTCGCCATTGCATCAACGCTTGCTATCTTTATTGGTGGTTTGCGTTACCTGGTTCGCGGTTGGCTTTGGACTCTTACGCCTAATGGTGGATCATCTCTCGCAGACCGATTGGCAAGAATAGAGACACGCCAGGAGCAGATGATGGAACTTCTCAAGAAGTAAGGGAGACTTATCCACATGGCAAGAAAAGTTCTT